GCGTAGTAGTTCACAGGTTGATACTGCGCTGTCGTTAACTCCTGCGTCAGCATCGTTGCCGTCACAAGGATACCGCCATCATTCGTCTGGGTCTCTACCTTAATTGCCCCTCGCAGCCATAGGCCGTCGACGATCACCCCGCAGATTTGTGCGCCTTTCAGTATCAATTCGATACGCGGTAAGTGATCGTTCACCATCGAACCTCCATTGGGTGTGCTAGAACCCCTCAAGATTTCCGCACGCCAGCGATATGGCGTACGTCGTCGCGTCGAGCAGGTCGACCGGATCGTTATCCTTAGACTCCATCGTGAAATACAAAATCTGCGACATCAGGTGATTCTTAGTCGAGCCCTTGTACGTCACGACCTTGCGATAGGCATGCTCGGAAATCTTCACATCGCCGGCCGCGACATAGGGGGAAGCATTGAAGGCCCGCCCCTTTTTGCCCAACGCAGTCAGTTTGCTGTTGATCGGCGTTGCCGGCCAGCGTTTGTTCTTCGCCTGCTGCAGCAGGATGACGCCTGAGTCCTTATCCTCAATGAGCGCACCCTTACTACCCAGCCGAGCTTTACACAGCCTGGCGAGCTCCTCACCGCGCGTGAACACGGTCGGCAGCCACAATTCTAAGGAAGCACCCTGAATCTGGTGATAGTCCCAGTCGAGGATGACCAGCTTCGGCACCGGGCCGTTCGGGCCGCCGTTCTTGGTGTAGGCACACCAGACCACGGCAGTGCCGTCGTGCTCGTTGTTCGTCTTGCTGGCCGAATCGACGATGCTGAATACTGCATCGCAAAAAGGCGGATACTGGACCGGCTTACTGTTCTCGAGCAGCGAGGCTTCGAGGAAGAACGCGCCTTCGGGGGGCCGGGGCCGCTGCTGGAATAGTGAGTTCCAGGTTGCCGGTACACTCTCGAACTGCGCCCAATGCGGCGAGTCGAACCATTCCGGCCACAGATACTCACCGAGCTTTCTGCCCAATGGATCGGTATGCGTCTCGCAACGCGCCTGCAAACATACGACGTTCCAGACCATACCGTCGCGGCACTTAATCATGCCAGACTCGCCGGCCCAGTCTTCGGGCAAAATCTTACCTGCAGGGTCTTCTTCCGACCAATGGGTGAGAATCATCGCCAGCCAACCGCCAGGGATCAAGCGGGTGAGCAAATCGTCCTGGTAGGCTTCCCACGTCTTGTCACGGATCGCCACGCTATTGGCCGCCTCGCGCCCTGCAAGGGGGTCGTCGAGTACTGCACCCGTGGCGCGATTGCCAGTAATTCCAGCCAGTAAGCCAGAGGCCATGTACTCGCTGCCATTCGACAGCATGAACTGATCGGCCGCGCCTGAGTCCTGCGATAAGGAGACGCCGGTGATCCGTTTATATCGCTCCTGGCGAATGATTGACCGAGTGCGCCGGCCCATCTTGCGGGCAAGGTCGGACCCGTAACTCGTGAGGATCAGCCTACGGCCCGGCTCATCGGCCAGATACTTACTCGGGAATACCACGGAGCCGTATGCCGACTTCCCTGATCCCGGAGGGCAGAGCAGCATAGCTCGCCCATATCGAGTCTTGCTGGTCACGTCCAACGTGTTGAGGATCAACTTATGGTGAGCGGCGAGATTCGTTTCAACCGGGTGAAACAATTCGCAATTCTCATCCTCGTTCACTGGCCTGCCAGGTACTTCGATGTACCCCGCATAATCGACAATGTTACGTCGCGCCCGCCTCCGGTTCAGTAGGTGCTGCGCGGCCTGCGCGGGCGATAGACTGGAGTTCGATGTCGCTAAGTGCGTCGGCATTTTTTGTTTCGATGGGACCACCATCAGGTCCACTCAATTCTTGTCGCTGTACATCCTTCCATCCGAGTTGCTTCAAACTGAAGATCGCCATAGTGCAATTGACTTCACCCGCCAAGCCTTTGCGTTCAAGACTAGCTTCCTTCTTCGAGGTGCATTGCTTTATAGCGTCAGATAATTCATCAATTTCATAGAGTTGCTGGCGATACAACCCCTGCGAAACCGCGAACTCGGCGACGATAGGAATATCATTCCGATCAATGTATTGCAAGAATCTCTCAAGCAATTGCTCTCGGTCTATTTCGCGCGGTCTGGCCATAAATCACGGTTCATTCAATTCAAAAGGGAAATCTCCGGTGCCCATGACGTCGCTCGATTCGGTCTGGTCCCTGCCTCGCAACGGCAGGTGCCTGGTTCGGCTAACCGAAACGAGCTTAGCCTCGTTCCCGCAAATGGACGTAGTCACCTCTACGCGAGCCCTAGCTTGGCTCTTACAACTCACGATGCGAGCCGTCATGAGCGTTCATGTAATTGGCGATTATATACTTGACAAAAGTGGCGAATAAGCCCAGAATTCGGGCATGCCTACTTCAAAGAACGACCTACAGATTTTGCGGCTGATGATACGGGCCGACATTTTGCAGTCGATTGTCTTTCAGCTAGTAATTGCTTCGCCCGTCGCGCTGATATCCCCAGCTCAAAAACGTCGGGAAGAGTTGCTAAAACGGCTTGAGGAAGTTGCTCAAAAAGGCGAGCAGTTCTTTTTGCAGCATGAGCTGCGGACTGAGGAAGAGCGCGCTTTGTACGCCGATGAGACCCGCGAAATTGTCGAGAAGATGAAGAAGTCATTGAAGTCCTACAAATTGGATTAGGAAATATGTCCATGTTCAAACATCCGATGTTCACCGACGAAAACGCCGCTCGCGAGGCGCTTGAGGCAATCCGCTGGCCCAATGGCCCGGTCTGCGTTCACTGTGGCGGTACTGAGCAGATTTCGCGCGTGGCTGGCGAGAAACAGTCTCATCGTCCAGGGTTGCTGTACTGCAATGACTGCAAGGGTCAGTTCACCGTTACGGTCGGAACGGTATTTGAACGTTCCAAGATTTCGCTGACGAAATGGTGGATGGCTACGCACCTGCTGTGCTCGTCCAAGAAAGGCATTAGCTCCCACCAGATCCACCGAACGCTTGGCGTGACCTACAAGACTGCGTGGTTCATGACCCATCGTATCCGCGAAGCCATGAAGGATGGCTTCCTAACGCCTGTCGGCGGCTCTGGTAAGACGGTTGAGGCCGATGAGACGTATCTGTCGAAGTCTCCCAAGACCCGTAAACCGGCTGGCGTGCCGTTGAATGCCAAGCCTGCGCCGATGGTTTTTAGCTTGGTCGAGCGCGGCGGAAACATCCGCTCCATGTATCTGGATCACCGCAATGTCCGCAGCGCCCTGAATGCCCATCTGCACCAGGATAGCCGCTTGGTCACCGACGGCGCGCAGGCGTACAAGTTCATGATGCCGACTAATGCGCAGCACGAATCGGTCGATCACTCTAAGCATGAATGGGTGCGCGGCGACGTTCACACCAACACGCTTGAAGGTTTCTTTTCAATTTTCAAACGTGGACTCGTTGGAACTTATCAGCACATGGATAACAAACATTTGCACCGCTACTTGGCGGAATTCGATTTCCGCATGAATACCCGCGCGAAACTTGGCATTTCTGACGGTGAGCGTACCCGCATTGCGATGAAGGGCATCGAGGGCAAGCGATTAACGTATCGGCAAGCTGATTAGCGGCAGTTTAAAACGATGTCCCCCAGAGCGATCAACGAGGACAAAAAGAAAGACCTAAAGCCGTGGGATGTACGGCCTTGGCCCTCTGTCGGAGATGGCGATATTGAGAAGCTATACGCCGCTGTCGGTCGCGCCCTTTCCATGTGGGAGCGCAGCGAATACGGTTTGTCGTATCTGTTCTCGACATTCTGCGGGGCTGGAACACCTATACAGGCGAGACCTGCCCAAAATGCGTACAACGCTATCCGCACTTTCGAGGGGAGAACGGAAATGTTAGCGGCTGCGTCGAAAACATTTTTCTACGGGTATGGAGACCTCGGCACTTGCTGCAAAAGATTTAAAACAATCTTTTCGGTGGCAAAGGCGCTTGGTCCAAGACGAAACGAAATCGCTCATGGAGTGGTTGATGCTTACATAAGCGAACCAAAAACCCTGCGGCCTCAAATTATTGAGGCTTGGGCGCTATATCCAGGCCCAGTGAATTTCAAGGGCAGAACTTTGGAATACCAGCCGAATTATTGCTACACATCAGTTGAAATAGATCACTACGTGCAGGAATTTTCTAAGCTTCGAGATCCATCTATCGAATTGGCAATGGATATTGTGACGGAGGTTAAGAAGCAATCCGCATCGCTGAATAAATCTCTGAAACGACCATCTCAACGTATGGATCGATGAACATCTCAAAGCGGTCCGCCAGGACCGTTGCGCCCGCCTTAATCATTTCCGGGGTGACTTCGATTTCTTCTTCGCCCGTTTCTTCGGCACGTCCTCGTGCGGCTTCGGCGGGGTCGCCAGCATCCGGCGCATGACTTCCTGAGCCATCTGCGCGGTTTCCGCTGGCGTTCGTTTCTCCGGGTCGTCTGGCATCTGAGGCTCCTTCGGTTTTGGCCTCAGAAGTCTGCGCGTTAGCGCGCCCAGATTCAAAATTCCTATCAGAATCATCATTCGCGAAGTTTTTCATACTGGCCTACTTTTCTCAAGTATATAATCGCCATGTAATTTACCACAGATCGTTCAATTCCCAAGGAAACTCGTCCTTCGATCTAGGCTTCTCATGCTCTATCGCAGCGCACAATTTACAATTAGGGATTTCGCATATCGGCCATCGACACTTAGGCGGCTCACAAGGCTCTTGGGGCTGGTCCATAGAGGAACTGCCGCGCTATGGGGCTCACGTAGTCCTCACAATTCACTCGCGACCGGCTAGTCCGTATATCCAACTTTCCATGATTGCTGGCGGCATAGATGTGCTGAGCGCGCTGCAAACTTATTCCAAAGGCGAGTCCCACCAGCCGCCAACTCGCGCCGGTATTGCGCATAGCAATGAGATTGGTATTGCGCTCTGTAAGTTCTCCGGTGGGGCAGCGCTTTCGATCGGTTTTCACCGGATTCTTGGCGCGATGCACAATGCGATACGCTTGGTAACGGCTAAATCCCGTCTCTACGCAGATTCTCGCATAGGAGAATCGTTGCTTGCGCAAGGCGATAACCTTAGCACGTCGCTCGGCGTGCGTTACTTGCGCTCGAACAACCATGCGATCCCGAACCCGACGAGAATCAGCAAGCAAGCCCCGAAGCGCACCCAATTGGTGTAGTACCACAGCACATCTTCCGGTGCCGGTCGATCATCGATCTCGTGCGCCCGCAGCCGCTCAAACTTTCGATCGTCCAACGGTTCGTCGGGTAGCATGGAACCTCTCGGGGCACCAAGGCGAGAATAAAAAAAGCCGCTAGATTCAGCGGCTTGAAGGTGCGTGCGCCAGGGGGATGACGAGGCGCGCGCTAGGGAGAACGGTTTGCAATCTGCCCCTACCCGCCGCGCAGAGATCGCGAGCCATTTGTTTCACTGTTACCAGGGAACTCGCGCTTTGCTTTCGCTCTGCGGCCCCGTTGGCACTGAATGGATCTCGACGAGATGCGCGGCGTTGGCCCACTTGGGCCGGGCTGCTGCGGTGGTGTATAAAATTCATCCCGACACGGAATCGGGTAGATTGGAGCGTGAATTTTCACGCTGGCATAAATCTACCACTTGCTCCGTAAAACCGTCAAGTCGAGAGTTTGCGTAATAATCCGCCCTTTCAACTCGCCGACGCAACTCCAGCCGATTCAAACCGAGCGCAATCGCCTTGTCTTGAAATGTGCCAGTAGAGCCATAAAACTTAATGAGAATTATTCGTATATCTCGCGGCGAGGTACAGACGATGTGATCGATTTCCTGAATATGTTGAGGCATTTCGGCTGAATTATACCCTCCCCTCCCCCCGAATATCGCCTTGAACATGCTACTAACCGAGGGCTCACCACCGCAAGCCCACTTCCCCCACTCCCGTAATCGATGCCGCGTTTCAACGATCATGCCGGGCCTCCGTTAGACGTTCTTCGTGCAATCGGTCAATCTCGGCCAACAGCAATCGCCGATGGCGAGAATTTTGGGATAGGGGCTTAAGGTCAGCTTCATGCATCCGTTGACGAAGGTCGTCTTCCATGTCGATGACTTTGCGGATTTCGGCGAGTTGAGCTGGTGTCATTTCGTCTTCCTCCGAGCCATCATGCGCAAATAGCGTTCTCGGCGAATTCTTTTGCGCTGAAGCACCTTGGTCAGGCGAACTGTCTTGAGTAGGTATTCGGACAGCGCATCTGCATCTTTGGTCGTCAACTCTTTTGGCGCAGAGAAATAACGCTCAGGAATACCGCTAGCCACCGCTAAATCATATTCGAATGTAACTTCACTCATTCGATCCGTCTCCCCAGTAATCGATCCGCCAACATTAACGCATCGGAAAGCGATTGCCCTACGACTGACACTCCATGCGTATGGCGCCACGCTCGAGCCTCGCAGTGTTCACGCAAAGGCGCTACCATCGCACGACGTTGGCCGCGGATGACGCGAACAAGAAAGCATTGGCGGCCGTCGCTCACCGCAGCATGACCCACGCGACCCAACAACAATACGCGACGGCGATTGCGTCGTAGGCTATCAGCGCGTACAGCACTCGGGTTTCGTTCATCGCCAACCCATATTGACCGTCACCGCAAAACCTCCCTCAAGGCTTCCTCTGCCGTCTTCACTACCGGGCACCCCGTCTCTGCGATGAACTCACGTTGCGCCTTACGTTCGGTCTTGTGCTCGCTCAAACCTGGCGTTTTGACTTCCAAACAGGTAAACCTTCCGCGGTGGAATACGAGTAGGTCCACTGGCAATGCACGATAGACCTTTGCCCCAATGCGTTCAAGGGCTTCGACGATGGATGGCTCAGCTAGATCACGTTTGGCGGCACGACGCATTAGTTCGCCTCAAACATATCGATAGCCTTTCCCTTGCGCCGGCTGTGGTAGGCGCTTTGCTGATGGTGAGCCGCATCGTAACGCAAATGGCAGCGCTGGCAGGCAAACCGCAAATTCTCATCGCTACAATTTTCGGGTTGATGGTCAAGGTGCATCATAGTGCAAACGATCTTCGTCACCTTGAGTTCATCGCAACACACCCATGTCTCGACTTGCATTAAATCCGTCGTCCATTCCTCTTGCCCACTAATGCGAATCGCGCCATTCGGTACGCCACATTCCTCGCAACGATCGCCAGCACGCTTACGGATGCGTTCACGGACCTCTTTCCAGTTCGTTGGGTAGCGCTTAGCGTTTTCTGGTTTAATCGGCATGTATTGTCACCCGCTCCGGCTGCAGCAAGGTGCGCCAATCCCAATCTGCGATTTTTCGCTCATCGCCAGGGATTTTCCGCAACGCCGATTGCCCCGCGCAACATTCCTGCCCGTTGAGAATACAGCGATACCAGTGACCCCGCAGGCGATACTGACAGCCACCATAATAGCGCAAGGTATCCTGCCCCAGATACTCTACGATCCCACCGCGAGCACCGATGTGGATGTCGCCCGATAACTCGACACTTTCGTTGTGGATCACCTCGATGAGGTCGCCTACGGAAAATTTAATCATGCCGCTTTACCTCCAACGGTTTCGCCGTAAACGCGTCCGCTTCCTTCAACCGCTTCCCCATTCGCTCGAGCCGCAGCGCCTTATTGTCGTTGAGCAGAACTCGACAGTCCTCGCAAAGCTTGCGCATGCGGCGGAACAGCGATTCGCGTTCACGCTCCCAATTGGCGCGATCCTTGCCCATCTGCGCCACGACTTTTTCCAGCAGCTTGAGGCGAGATTCAAGGCTAGGCTTTTTCATGGAACACCTCACATTCAACGATATTCGGCGTTTCCTCTCCAGCCTGAAGGCCGGGGTATCCACGCCGAATCTTTATGATCTGGTGCCTCCAGCAATAAACCTCGGCGGCGTTTGCTTCTGGAAAATCGACCAACCATTCCACTGCGCCGCCGTTTACGAACGGACCAATTACGGTCCCTATCGATCCTAGACGCAAACCGACCTGTGGCGCCAAAGAGGTGGGCTCGATGTGGATGAGCATCACTAGATCACCAGCCGCGAGCGGTTCCATTACTGCTGTCTCCTGATTTCAGTTCCGAATTTTGGTTGTGGTAATCCGTAGTTAGCGACCTGATTCTTGCGACATCGCTTGCAACGTTGTTTCTCTGGCAATGCAATCCATGCCTCCAGCGGCACACTTTTGGCGTTGGCCTGTCCACAAAGGATACGACCGGCAAAGTGTGCGTGAGTTTTCATTCAACACCACTACTCATTTCGCTTTCTCCCGCTTCTCGCATTCTTGCATCGCCAGTACATCATTCCAATCCTTGACTTGCGGTATGCGTGTTTCCGTCGTTACTTTGTCCTGCATTTTCTGCGTGAGCATCAATGCGGCTTCCAATCCTGCCACGTCCCGATCCGCAAAAATAACGAGTTTCGTGATATCCGGTCCAATCTCAAACTTTGCCAATAACGTAGCATTCAGCGCGGCCCAAGTTGGAATGCCGGTTAGCTTCGTCGCTGAAAATGCCGTCTCGATTCCTTCCGCTATTCCTACTATGTCGTTTGCTGGCATCAATTGCGCTGCGCAACCACAGTGGCCAGTCAACGCGGAAAGCATTTTACGCGGCTCAAGATTTTGGATCTTCGCGCCTTCGGATGTCAGATAGGTCACATGCGCGGTGACTAGTTCCGAATCCCCATTGCGTACCGCCGCTAAAAGCGCCGGGAATCGTCCGATGCTTTGGCGTTCATGCCAATACTCAACGCTTGGATGAGCTCGCAACTGATGTCCTTCTGGCAACGGCCACAACGATCGACTCGCTAGATATTCTACCGCAGCATCACAATTCTCTACCAAACAACTTTCCTTGAGCAGCATTTTTACTCGGCGTGTTGGTTCCGCTATCTCGAGTGCTCTTGGTTCCCGTTTGACGGGTTCGATTTTCTGGCTTGGTGTAATGCCCTCGATTTCCAGCACGCGGTGAAATGCATCCTTGAACGTAAGTCGGCAAAATCCCATGATGAGTTTGAATCCGTCACCGGCTCTGCATTGATTACAAATAAACGTTCCCTTGCCGCGATTATCGAATCGAAACCGATCCTTGCCGCCGCAGATGGGACATGGCCCGTGCTTATCCTTGAGAAATTCTTGCGCGATTCCGCATTTCATCAACACGCGAATCCATCCGTCCGATCCTAGCCGCGCGTGAATTGAAACCGCATCGATCATGCGGTCCTCTTTTGCGCAGCCTTCGCATAGGCAATGATTTTCGACCTGAGCCATCCTGATGTTCCAACCGAGCATGGCGTCGGGGGTAGATTCCAAAATAGCGACGGCATGCGTTCATCATCGGGCCGTTTGAATTTCTCGCGTGTCTGCATCCATGCCCACCAGCGGCCTGATTTTTCTTTTGATTGCCATCGATCTGGCCAGCGCGTCGCATACCAACTGCAGGCTTCGCGAAAGAATTGCTGTGTCGTTTCTACGGCCGGAAGCACCGAACCGATTTCCCCTAGGTGCGCTTGCACAACTTGCACGGGGTGAGGTTTCGGGACCGGTTGCCAACCGCAATTCGGGCATCGCGCACCCTCGTCGCTGATAACCCACATGCGAGAGCACTCAGGACAATGCCGCGGTTTCTCATTCCCGTTTAATCGATCTTCCGCAAACTTATCGCACGCTTGCGCATTGATGTTTTCGCCTTTTAGGGACCAATCGCGTTCATAGGTCGGCAACCCAAGATTTTCAACCACGCGGCCGTGGTCGATCAGAATCATGGAATCTTTATCGGGCGCTGGCCGCATGCCGCGACCAATGGCCTGGAGATACAGAACCACCGATCGTGTAGGCCGAGCCAAGACGATGCACTGGACCGAAGGGATATCAATCCCGTAGGACAACAGAAAGCAATTCACCACGACTTGAGTCACGCCCGCCTCGAGCCGTGCAATGACTTCCTCGCGAACGTCCTCCGCATCCGCATCGGTTAATTGTTCACACGCCACGCCGGCTCGCGAAAATTCCTCGCGAATGTGCGCGCCGTGTTTTTTGTCGCATGAAAAAACAATCGTTCGCTTACCGTTGGCGATGCGTAACCAATTTTCGACGATATCGCCGACTAATTTAGGCCGCGACATGAGTGCTGAAAGTTCGCCAGTCACATAGTCGCCGGTCTTGGAATCCTTCGCGATATGTCCAAGTTCTTTTTTCGACATGACCGGTTTGGCAAATATTCGAATTGGGCATAGAGCCCGAAGCCCGATCAGGTCATTGACCGAAGGCCCCAATACGAGTTCGTCGAATTGTTCATCCAAAGCGACGCCTGATGTCTTGGCCGGCGTTGCAGTGAATCCGACATGCCACGCCAAGGGGTAGCTGTTCATGATCGCCCTGCGGCTTTCTCCAAGCGCCAGATGTGCCTCATCGAAAATCACAAGATCCGCGAAAGGCAGTGGCATGCGCTTGTCGACCAAGCATCGGCGGTAGAGGGTGTCGACGCTCGCAATTTGAATCGTGCGTGACCAGTTCGTGAAACCGGGAAGTGCGGCAGCCATAATTCCATGCGGCAACTTGAAATCATCCAGCCGTTCGTGCAACTGCCGCACGAGCCGCGTCCGAGTTGCCAACACCAGCACCCGAAGGTCTCCGAGCATGGCCGCTGCGATCAGAGTCGCGATGCAGTGGGTTTTCCCACTTCCGGTTGGCGCTTGACAGAGCACACGTCGGAATCGGCCAAGGGCGAGCATCAACCGATTGAACAAATCTCGTTGGTAGTCTCGCAGCACATCGCCGTGCGGTGGAACCGTGGAAAGCCAGGCCGATGAAATTGGCTCAGTCGCCGGCGGTTCAGAGGGGAAGTAGATATCACCCTGTTGTGAGGTATCAGTTCTTTCCATCTTACTATCCAACCTTGGCTAGGATTCTGGGATTGGATTGGATTGGATTGGATGGTGCTTTTTTGCTACCTGGTTTGCTTTGTGTTTTGCTATTTGTTTGCTGAGGCAACCCATCAAGCAACGGATCAGCAATTGCTACATGGTTGCTACCATTTTGCTTGCCGTTTGCTTCATGGTTTGCTACTCGTTTGCTACTCGTTTGCTTGCCGCCTTTGCTGCCGACCTCGGCTCGTTTTTTTGAAATCTCGAATGCCCTCACGCGATGCGCCTCTAGTCGCTCGTTCACCAATCGGTTTCCGCGGCGGACAAACTTATGGGATACATCTGGCCAAAATCGATCAAATAACTCGCGATCCCATCGCACGAGCTTGCAGATGCTAGCCGGATCGGTCGGCAGCGAATTGGAATCAAGCGTCCATTGATACCCGAGCAATGTCATGTACAACGATGCGGCCTCCCCATCCCAGTCAGCAGTCGCAGCTAAAAAATCGCCTACGAATAGCGGCATGAATGGTTGCTGGCGTTTTGTCACGATTGCAGTCGCCGCTCGCGTTCCATTTCACGAATCCGCGCGGGAGTTCGCTGGCGAATTAACGCTGCCACCTCGCGGAAAAAAATGCGCGCTTTTTCGATATCTGGCGCGGCGAGCATCCGTTGATAAGCATCTTCGATAGACTTTTCGAGGTTGGCCGCGGATTGATCTTTCGACATTTTTCGCTCCCATGTACCCCTGTTTGAAAGGCGGCGCGCCCACGCGTAAACATGGGAGGAAAACCGCTTAACTCCGGGGATCAATCCAAAGTTAGGGCGCGCCGTTGGTTGATAGTATACCGACTGCTTCATACGCCGCAACCGCTTCGCATTTGCTGCACCGCTTTAGCAACCGCCGTTCAATCCCTCCGCCCTCCGCTGGATACCAAACCGGTACGCCGGCCGCATTTCGTTCGTACGCGCATCGGCAGCCGGCGAGGCGCGCGATGGGGTAGAGTTGCGCCGCGATGGCTTGCCAATCCACCTGTTTTATACCAGTTCTTCCATTTTTAGGCCCGTTAGGCGAGCAATCTTTTTGAGATTGTCAATACTCGGTACGCGTTTGTTATTGATCCAAAGGCTTACCAAGCTCTGATCGACACCTACAGCCTTGGCGAAATCGCCCTGTTGAACATTGGCCGTACGCAAGTATTCATGCAATTTATTGTTGAACGGTTTTGCTTTCATAGTGTCATCCCATCACATTTTTGGCAGTTTGTCAAAATTTATGTAGACAGATGTCAAAACTTATGATTTCATACTCCCATGTTCAAGGAAACCCACCAATGACCACCCTACGCGACCTAACCATCAGCACCCTTGGCCCGGTGTCCACTGACGGCATCACGGTGCATGAACACTACCTGCCAGCCCGCCGGGCCTGCGCACAGAGCGAAACCGACAACATACCTGCGCGCCCCTACGGCACCGGGGTTGACGGGATGGCCATTTACAAAGGCTTGCAACTGTGACCAGCATGGCCTTGGCGCCCACACCGGACCACTGGCCTGGGCGGCAGTGCCAGCATCAAGAAGCTATGAAGAAACAGGACGTTTCGCCCCCGTTGGGACGGATTCACCGCAAGACCGCGAATCAGCGCAAGGACGCGCTGCATAAGTTTTCGAGAAAGATGGTCGATCAGTATCAGGAGATAGTCGTCGGCGATGTCAGCAGCACCAATCTCGTGAAAACCAAGATGGCGAAATCCGTCTTGGATTCCGGGTGGGGCATGCTCAAGAACTTCCTGGATTACAAGAGCCAGTCGGCTGCCCGGAACTTCTCAGTCGTCAGCGAGAGAAACACATCGCGAGTTTGTTCTAGCTGTGGCAGCGCAAGCGGCCCCAGCGGTCTAAGGCAGCTCGTTGTAAGGTCTTGGATATGTAGTGAATGTGGTGACACTCACGACCGCGACGTCAACGCCGCGAAGAATATCCTGATCGGGTCCAGATGTCGGACCTCCGAGCGCGGGAACGAGTCATCGGACTCGCTGGTTCCGTCGAGCAGGCTGCAAGCGCCGTCGCGAGACAGGGACAGAAACAGCGAGGACGGCGGCATGAGCACCGGTGGATTTAACAAAGGGGAAGGTTGATGAGTGCGAAGAAAACCACGAAGGCCACTGCGGAGTCCGCCGAGATCATCACGGCATACAAGGGATTCGACGCCTCCATGCAGTGCCGAGGCTATCAGTATAAGATTGGTGAGACCTACAAACACGCGGGTGAAGTCAAAGTGTGCGAGTCGGGTCTGCATTCGTGCGAAAACCCGCTCGATGTTTTCAGCTACTACCCGCCTGGCGTATCGGTGTTCGCCGAGGTCGAAGCAAGCGGGAAGATCGCGCGCCATAACGGTGATAGTAAGGTCGCGAGTGGCAAGCTTCACGTCAAGGCGATGATCTCGCTGCCTGATTACATCGGCCGCGCGATTGCGTGGGCGACGGCGCATTGCGATCCATCGACATCGAAACATGCGGAGGCGGAACGCGCCGCATCGTCGGCCACCGGGGACAGTTCCGCATCGTCGGCCACCGGGGACAGTTCCGCATCGTCGGCCACCGGGGACAGTTCCGCATCGTCGGCCACCGGGTACAGGTCCGCATCGTCGGCCACCGGGTACAGGTCCGCATCGTCGGCCACCGGGTACAGTTCCGCATCGTCGGCCACCGGGTACAGTTCCGCATCGTCGGCCACCGGGGACAGGTCCGCATCGTCGGCCACCGGGGACAGGTCCGCATCGTCGGCCACCGGGGACAGGTCCGCATCGTCGGCCACCGGGTACAGGTCCGCATCGTCGGCCACCGGGTACAGTTCCGCATCGTCGGCCACCGGCATCGCGGCCGTCGCCATGAGCATTGGCCGATTTGGCCGAGCCAAAGCGAGCGAAGGCGCGGCCATCGTTCTTTGCGAACACGATGATAAAGGCAATCTGCTGCACATCCGCGCGAGCCGCGTTGGCGACAACGGGATCGAGCCCGATGTTTTCTACATGCTGGTCGGCGGCGAGTTCGTGAAGTGGGATGTGCCGTCGTGAACCTCCGCTGCATGACCTGCCAATCCGTCTTCCGCGAGGCCGACGCCATCAGTGACCTCCATTGCCCCGAGTGCCATGGCACGCAGTTGTGGGAGACCGCCGCAAAGACGGACGATCAATTGGCCGACGAGCAGTTTGCCGCCGAGGCCGAGGAGAGCAGCGCGGAACTTGAGGCCGTAGCGCGGCGACGCATTGAAGCGCGCGGAATTGCCGATGAGCTGGTGGACGTGCTGCGGGATGTGATGGGAGGTGCGCGATGAGCATTGATTACCCGAATCGCGAATACTGGCTGGCCATCCGCAAGACGTTGCCGCGTCCAGTTCGATATATTCACGTCAGCGGCTTCGGTCGCATAGCACGGCGTTCTCTACCGTTCAACGTGGCCACTGGCGTTACACGCACCGTTCGCCGCGAAAAGCGTCCGGACAAGAAAGCGCGCATGGCAGCGAAGTATAAGGCGTTCTTCGCCGACCCGAAGATGCGCGCGCGCATTGAGGAATTGAGCTTGGCATGGGCTGTGCGAATGAATCCGCGTCTAGTGCGTGATACGGTTTTAGGCTCGGCAAAATCATGATTACCGACGATCGCCTACGCCACCTATCCAGTTCAGACTACGCCAAGAGCGAGCCGGGGCAGATTGCGGCGGAATTGCTGGAGGCGCGTGAGCGCATTACCGCGCTGGAGGCGCAACTTAAGGACTACGACGCGGGCGAAACCGATAATGGAATACTGCTGCATCGAGCCGAGACGGCGGAGGATCTAGTGAAAGCGCTGGAGGCAGCATTGAAATGGGCGATAGAGAATGATGCCGCATGGACGAATGATAGCGAATTGCCTGACGAGTGCCGAACTGTCATCTGCGAGATACGCGATAAATTGTATCCCGCTGCGGAAACGTCCGTGAAGCCTGAGTCGCGCGAGTGTTGTCCATTCTGCGGATCTGCGCCACGCAATCCATGCGACTACGCGTATCCGCATCCTCCAGCATCCGAACCGAAAACCGAGGGAAAGTGATGTTGCTGCCGTGTCCATGGTGCGGAAAGACCCCCGAGCACATCACGCTCGCCGAGGGCAGTACATATCGGTGGGCGATAGTCTCGCCTGACTGTTGCGGCGACATTATGGGAGAGATCAGGCGCTCGCCGTATCCAGCCAAGCTAGGCACCGATGAGGATCGACAGAGCGCAGTTGATTGGTGGAACACACGTTTCGACAGTAGCGATTGATTCAAAAGGAAAGATATGAACGTTATGAACCGTCCTCTCATCATCCGCGCGCTGCACTCGCACGCGCTGGAATGTATCGACAGGGCGCTACACGCTCGGGCGAAGGGCGACCTCGACGAAGCGGGTAAGATGGCCGACGAGAGCAATGAAGCCCATGACTTGGCGGACGAACTGGAAACTGGCCGTCCTGGTATCGACTCCAACGGCAGATTTGCGACGGCAAAGGCGGTCGCATGACCGCCTGGCTCGAGCATCTTTCTTGGTCGCACGCTTCAGCGTTGTTGATCGTCGTCGTGTTCGCGCTCGTGTGGTTAGTGCGTAAAAGCCACCAACTGATTTTGCCGCGCGACGTATTGCCGCCGCCATGTGCCCAAACGGAACGTCCGGTGTTTCGGGAGCGACGATGACCGAGGAAGTGACCGAGATCCGTTGCGGAATCCGCGACGCCCAGGCCAGTAAGACTTGCGAGCCGTTCGATGATCCACGCTCGCATGATTTCCAGGGGTGGGAAGAGTTTGACGACGGACGCGGCGGCACGACTGTATGCACTCGCTGCGGCATCTCGGCGTTCTCGCACGCTATGCGGTACGCGCCATGACCCGCGAGCAGGCGATCCAACTGGCGCGGCGATTCGCCAAGGCGAAGCCGCAAAGCTATTACAGTGAGCCATTCCAGCCGCACGAGTGGGTGATCGATGCCATCGTGGCTGCGTATTTGAAGGGCTGCTACGAAAACAAACCCGAGGTAAAGCCGAAGTGAACAGGCCCGAACACCAAGTTGAAATCAAACTCACCGAAGCGCTGCACGAGGCCGTCAAACTCGGAAACGAGGTCAACAGTCTGCGAGGTCGGCTGGCAGCAATCAACACGCTCGCGTGCTACGCCAGCGAAGAAGATACCGACTTGCGCGCCGAGGTCTTATTGCAAATCGGCAGGATCGCGCGCTACGAAGTCAATCCACGTGCTGTCGTTGAATTGAAAAAACCGTGACTGTCGAACCGCTCATCGCCCGCATGTATCGCGCGCTCAAAACGCGCCAGTGTACATGCTCCTTCGAAAGAAACGCTGCAGGCGTCCCGATCTGGTATCCGTCGGCCGGCGGTGCGAGCAAACGCAAACTGATTCAACAGTGCCCGCGGTGTGCGCTGTGCGCGGAATACGAGGCAATGCAAGAGGGAAACGTCAATGAATAGCTATGTGACAACTCAACGCACGAGCAAGACGATCAAGATAGCGCAAGTCATCGGCTGGCTCGCCTTCTTCGTGTCCATTTTTATGGTCTTCGGCGATGATGCTGGCGGTGGTACGCTGTTTTTCGCGAGCATCCTGTGGCTGTTAGTGACGCGGTGCGCAAAATGGTGGACCAATGGGTAACCTTATTCTCCTACTCGCCGCCGCATTAATGATCGGCGCCGCGATCTACCTGGGTCATCAAGGGCTGCGGCTCAAGAAGATCAATCGCATGCTTGAGGCCGTCGTCAAGTCGATGCATGAGAATCCACCGTGGACGGACAAGCGATGAATAACGACATCCTGCCAACCTTCGACGAGTGCACCGAGATCGAACCTGCCGACCGCACGCCGCTGCAAGCGTTCGTGTGGGAGAACTCGTGCGTGAACCCGCAAAACGATGAGTTCTTTCGCAAGCAATTGCGCGCAGTGATTGAGGCGGAACGTGCTGCTATGAGCGCTACTGACAAGGCTGGCAACACCTGTGCCGAACTCGCCATTAGACTGATATGGATGGCTCGACGTCCGGACATTGCGGGGCCGCATGCCGATGTTGCCATAGCGATCTACGAAGCCGCCAAGACCATTGATTTCACTACCTATCAGCGTATGTGCTTGCATTCCGGACCAATCATTACGCTTGCCGACATTGGCCACTACGTTGAGGAATACATTTCCGGGCTCACAGAGCGGCAAGGGCATGAAAAGTCCGTCATGCTGCATGTGGTCGACGCGCTCAAAAACCTCGACCGAGAAAATATTGGCGTGGTGATTGATCCATTTGAAAGGACGATTGGCCTCCATTGCCAAGGCTCACCTAATTTCGCGAAGTTCCGGTATTACTACCCAGGGGAAAAGCGTCCGTGACTATCTACGCCGCCTTCATCTGTGCCGCTGGCTGGTGCCATATCGAAGGCAACCTGCGCAGCATCGGTCAGAACAGTTATGAACACGTGCCATTCGCGACACTCGCCGAATGCAAGCAATACCTCCGATCAGCCACGATGGGGCAACTCAAGCCGGGCAAGGATGGGCGCATTGTGCTGCCGAACAATCAGGGGTACTGGGAATGTCGTGGTCGACATATTGATACATGGGAGAGCGTTGCACCATGACCGATCTCACCCTCAAGATCGGGGCCGTGACGATCGCAGAGGCTGAGCGGCGGGTGATCTTGGCGACCTTGAAGCATCTGAAGGGTAATAAGCGACAGACCGCCATACGGCTTGCTATTGACGAAAGGACGCTCCATAACAAACTGAGGGAGTACGCCGGCAAGCCACGGTATCAGGATATGTATGCCAAAAGTAACTTGCAAAAAGAATGTAGGGAGCTATAAAATGCAATCGCCGGAACAAGTCCGGCGTTGCATTGCCCGTTTAGCGACGGGACTTGCGATTACTGAGCGGGCAGCAATCGACCGGAATTCTACCCGTCGACCACGCCAATCTCAACTAATCGTCGGAACAGTGCCGCCAGTGCTCGTGATAGCAACGAATGGGGCCGGAACTGACCTGCCGCACACAAACGGTTTCACGCTCGTATCTCGAGCCAAATTAGCTGCGGCCCTTCGAGCGGGGCTCCCCTCGGTCTCGGATTCATCCAGGGGCAAAACGGACGATAGTGGACCAGGGGACCGTGACCGGGTGCCAAGGATGGTTGAATTGGTGGCCGATAAATGCAGAGGTTTGTGGACCGAGATTGAGACAGACATGACGTGCGCCTAGACCTGGGGGTCCATGCGCGCTCAAAGATGAGGTTGGGCGTTAATTCTTGAGGGGAAGTCAGATGGATGAGAAAACGCTAGAGGCACTCAAGGGAAGCATTCGAAAGTGGGAAGCCATCGTGGATGGAACTGGCGAAGACGATGGAGCCGATAATTGCCCGCTGTGCCATATGTTCGCGCGCCCTTTTTTGGAGGCGGATGATGAGTAATTATGCGGAGTTTTTGGAGTCAAAACGACACAGCGGCAACGACTTCGGTTTTGATCCTGGTGAGTTGCCGACGTGGTTGATTGACTTCCAATCGGACCTCGTGACGCGCGCTTTACGCCGTGGTCGGTTTGCGATTCTGGCCGATTGCGGGCTCGGGAAAGGTCCAATGGCTTTAGTGTGGTCTCACTACGTGGCGCAGCGGATGAATAAGCCGGTGCTTATTCTGACACCACTGGCGGTTGCTTTCCAGATGGTCGCGGAGGCGCATAAATTCGGCATTGATGCGGATCGATCAATAGCCGGCGAGATCACCACACAAATCATGGTGAGCAACTACGAGCGGTTGCACTTTTTCAATCCCGATGACTTCGCTGGCGTCGTATGTGATGAAAGTTCGATACTGAAAAATTTTGACGGCTCTACGCGCAAGGCAATCACCGATTTCATGCGCAAGGTTCCCTTCCGCCTCTTGTGTTCGGCCAGCGCTGCACCGAACGATTATATTGAATTGGGCACGTCGAGCGAGGCCCTGGGCTATCTCGGCTACAGCGACATGCTGACGCGGTTCTTCAAGAATGACCAGAACACGATCAAGCCGATGCGTTATCACGATAAGGGCGCGAACTTTTCAAAGCTGGATGATGCCGCCAAATGGCGATTCAAGGGACACGCGGAGATTCCATTCTGGCAATGGGTGTGCTCTTGGGCCTGTGCGATTCGCCGGCCTTCTGACTTAGGGTATAGCGACGAGGGGTTCATTCTGCCACCACTTGTCGAGCGCGATCATTTAGTGGATGTGGAATCCTTGCCCGATGGAATGTTATTCGCACTTCCTGCCGTGGGATTGAAAGAACAACGCGATGAACGCCGACGCTCGATCACCGAACGCTGCGAGAAGGTTGCGCAATTAGTCGACACTCCAGAGCAATCGCTGATCTGGTGTCACTTGAATGACGAAGGAGATTTGCTCGAGGAATTGATTCCCGGATCTATCCAAGTGAGTGGTAAGGATTCCGATGATGCAAAAGAAGAGGCGTTCATTGCCTTCTCGACTGGCATCTTATCCAAACTGATTTGTAAACCTAAGATCGGAGCCTGGGGGATGAATTGGCAAAACTGCCACCATGTCACGGAATTCCCGACGCATAGTTACGAGCAGCATTATCAAGGGATTCGGCGATGTTGGCGCTACGGTCAAAAATTCCCGGTAACTTTGGACATCGTGACGACCGAAGGCGAGAAAAGCGTCCTGCAGAATCTACAGAGAAAAGCTGCAGCGGCGGATCGTATGTTCAGCCAACTTGTCGCCTGCATGCACGATCCGCGCATGATCGAGAGTCAAGTGACATTCAATACTACGGAGAACTTACCCGCATGGCTTGCTTAGACCAGAAAATCACGGACCTTTATGCAATATATAACGCGGATTGCATTGAGACGCTAGGGACGATGCCGGATCAATCCGTGGACCTCTCGCTATATTCGCCGCCGTTCGCGACCAGTGGGGGTACCTTATACAATTATTCGAGCAGTGATCGCGATCTATCGAACTGCAATAGTTACGAAGCTTTTTTCGCGCACTATGAATTCGTCGTGCGTGAACTCGCGCGCGTCACGAAACCGGGCCGCATGACCGCTGTGCATACGATGGATATTCCATCCGGCAACAGTGGCACGGATTACTTGATCGATTTCAGTGGCGATATCATCAAAATGCACAATCGCCTCGGTTGGAAATACGTGGCTCGTTATGCCGTTTGGAAGGAGCCACTTGGCGTTCGCAATCGTACGATGGCAAAGAACCTCGCACACAAAACCATCGTCGATGATTCGAGCCGCTGCACGGTAGCATCGGCGGATTGGTTGCTTGTGTTTCGTCGCGATGGCAAGAATCAAACGCCGATCGCACATCCCGTGGGCTTACTCGAATATGCGGGCGAGCGCCAAATGCCGGCTGAACTCTTGGCCTATCGCGGGTGGACCGGAAACCAAATAGAGAACCGCTATTCGCATTGGATATGGCGCCAGTATGCCTCTGCCTTTTGGGATGACATTCGTATTGGCCGCGTATTGCCGTTCAAGCAATCGAAGGACGAAGAGGACGAGCGCCACGTCCACGCCTTGCAACTGGATGTGATCGACCGAATCATCACGCTATGGTCGAATCCCGGCGAGGTTGTTTTGTCGCCGTTCATGGGCGTCGGTTCAGAAGTTTACGGCGCTGTGTGTAATGGCCGTCGCGGAATCGGTATTGAATTAAAGCCATCTTATTTCCGGCAGAGCGTCATGAACATGGCCGATGCGCGACCCGGCAAGAGCGATGCGCAATTGTCCTTTCTAGCCGACGAGGGGGGGGCTGGCAGTAATGTCGCCTAGCTTCCCCTACCGCCGCGGCCACATTGCCGCCACGCACGGCATCCACACGTGCCCCTACGCCGGCCGCACCGCCGGCAGCCGCCGCCTGCGCGCCCAATGGCTCGCCGGGCACTTCGATCGCAGCTTTGCGCGGCTTCCTCGGCACCGTGGACCACATGGCGGCGTGGTGTATCGCAAGCGGACGCGCGTCAGGTGGCCGAGGTCTGCGTATGCGCGGCGAAGATTACAAGAGGCGCTGAGAGCGTGAATCTACTCACCGATCCACGCTTGTTTAATTTCGTGATTATGGCGCTTTACAGCGTCAATGCTGGACGTTGGGCCATTTCGGGAAAATGGGTAGATTGTACGTATTGGTGCGCGGCGCTTTTGATAACATGGTGCGTCACCTTCGGATACAAGCATTGATTAGAGTAATTACTAGAAGATGCATTGATTGCAGCACCGTACTCAAGAATAGGAGTAAGAGCACTAAACGCTGTCGTGCGTGTCATTTCGCTAACAAAGCAAGAAATGCAAAGGGCCGCACATTGCCGAATTGTTCCTCCTGTAGCAAACAATTGACCGTCAAGAAAACGAAGACAGGAATGTGCATACCGTGTCAACGTATGCAGCCAATCTATGTGCATCCGATGACTGGGAAGCACCCAGCGGCATGGAATAAAGGGCTGACGATCTTCACGGGCCCCGAACATCGGCGGCAGCACACAAACGCGGCACGAAAAGGGCTGCGGCAGCGCATGAGCGCGCAAGAACTAATTTCCGACCGCATAAGAACGCTCATCCGGAACAGTTTGCGGCGCGTCACCGCCAAAAAGCATACTAAAACAGCGGATCTTCTCGGTTGCTCAACGGCTGATTTCGCAAAGCATTTAGAAAGCCTTTTTGTTGCCGGAATGTCATGGGAAAACTACGGCAACGGCATTGAAGAATGGAACATCGATCATAGGCAGCCGCTCATCACGTTCGATCTTTCATCGCCAGAGCAGCAATTGCTAGCCTTCCACTATTCTAACTGTCGGCCGCTTTGGGCGATTGAGAACTTCCGCAGACCTCGCAAGGCCGCGATCACGGCAACCGTAACGTGGGGATATAAACATTAATCCCCCAGGGGACTTGACGCGGTAAGGCATTTGGGAGTACGGTACGTCACATGGCAACCGAGAAGATACAAGCAACCACGTATTTAGACGCTCCACTCTACGATGCGATCAAACGCAAAGCAGATGCGGAGCAACGCACGCTTTCACAAGCTATGGCCATTTTGTTAGCCGAGGCCATCGCACGATCCACCAAACCCAACCGGAGATGACTATGGCAAAACAGAAAACTGCAAACACGACTGACGCATCCACGCCCGCGAAGACGCGGAATCGGAAGGCGCAATATTATCTGGCCCATGTGAGTGGTGAGGCTGATCCAGTCGTAGTCATCGCGCGTAATTTCAAATCCGCGATCAATGCCGTGGTCACGATCACGCCAGCCACAGCGGCCGACTTGATGCAAGCGGGTAAGTCAGGTTTTCGCGTGGTAGACACGACGGACGCCTCTTTCAGCCCGGGCACGGTTGAGAGCGCGCAGCCGTGAGTGTCGAGAAGTCCGAGCTGATTATCCCCGAATCCCGCGTCGAGCGAGCGCGACCTTATTCGCCGCCTGCGGTGCAGACCACGGTGGTACTGTCCCCACTCGATGCAATCCGCATCAAGATCACCGAATGCGCTGACCTCGCGCTACTCAAGGAGTTGATGGATTTAGAAAGGCGCTGGCGGGAAGAACAGGCCGAGCGTGCCTACGTCGCGGCCTTTGCTCAGTTCAAAAAGAACATGCCAGATGTCGTCAAGGACATGCTCAATAAGCAGTACGGATCAGACTATTCGTCTCTCGCCAACCTGGTCAATACGACCAATAAGGTGCTCGGCGAGTACGGGCTAAATGCTCGTTGGGACATTGACCAAACGAGCGCCATCAAAGTCACGTGCATTTTAAAGCACGTCGACGGCTATAGCGAGCGCGTTGAAATCACTGGCCCGCTGGATAATTCCGGCCAGAAGAATGCGTGGCAGCAAATCAAGTCGGCCCTCACGTATGCGGAAGGTGCGACATTCCAAGCCATCACCGGCGTGGTAGCGCGTTCCGCGTGTGTGGACGATGACGGTAACGATACCGGTCCTTTGCCTGCCGCGGTCGAGCGGCCGAAGGATGTTGATGATTGGATGGCCGACGCGAAGGCGCTGGCGGATGAGGGTTCCGAGCGACTTCAAGACCTATGGAAGAAAACGCCCGCCGATATTCGGCGCTTCATCGTCACCCATGAGGAACTGTGGTGGAAGGAAACGAAGCGGAAGGCGGAAAAGGCCAGCAATATCGGAGGGACGACTCCATGAAATTCACGATTATCGAAGCCGAGCAGCGATCGGTCGATTGGTTCCTTGCGCGCGCCGGTCGGCTGACTGGCTCCAAAGCGGACGCGATTCTCGCTAAAGGGAGAGGTGGTGCCGAGTCTACCCAGCGGCGAGATTACCGTATTCAACTAGCATGTGAGCGCCTGACCGGCAAGCCTCAGGAGGCCGGTTACATCAATGCCGAAATGCAGCGCGGGATCGACATGGAGCCCGCCCACCTTGCGCAGTATGAAGCCTTGACCGGCGACATCGTGCGGCGCACTGGATTCTTGCGCTGCGATGATCTTCCCGTTGGCTGTTCGCTGGACGGGGATATTGATGACTTTGCTGGTCTCTGGGAAGGCAAGGCACCAAAAACTTCCACCCATATCGGCTACCTGCGTGACCCAGCTACGTTGCTGGCCGATTACCGGGCTCAGATCACGCACAATCTTTGGACGGTGCCGCAAGCGCAATGGCTGGACCTGAGCAGCTTCGATGACCGACTGCCGCAGCCATTGCAGATGGTGGTCGTGCGCGTGATGCGCGATCAAGTCGATATCGCCGGCTACGAAAAAGAGGCGCATCGCTTTCTGGCCGAGGTCACCGTTGAGGTGCGCGAATTGACGGATCTCATAAAATTAAGGGAGGCCGCATGAATATCGACGAGAGCCCGTTCGATTCCGGCGATACCTTCCAAGGCTTGCCAGTCCCAGCCAAGCCGATGAGCGTTACCGAAGAAGCCGCGCACGCATTGAACCGCGAAGAAGCGGAGGCGGAAATCAAGAAACTCGTCGGCGAATCGCGTGACATCGTGGCCGTTATCGATACGGCAAGCCGCGGAGTCTGCCACGATTCCATGATGGTGCTCAAGAACATGCGCATCACTGTGGAGAAGCGCGCGAAGGCTGGCCGCGACCGAGCCGTGCAATACAGCAAGGCCGTGATCCAGATTGAGAAAGAATTGATCGCGATGGTCGAGCCAGAGGAAAAGCGCCTTGCTGCATTGCGCGACGCTTTCGACACGATCAAAGAACGCGAGCGACAGGCAAAGGTTGAGGCGGAATTGAAACGGCAAGCCGACATTCAGGCTCGCATCGCCGAGTTGCGGGGTTGCCAGACGCTGAGCCCGACCAATGGATCGGTATTGATCGCGGAGCATATCGCTGACCTTGAAGCGATTCCAGTCGACGAATCGTTCGATGAATTCCGCCAAAGCGCCGACGATGCGAAAACGGCTGCACTTGCTCGACTGCGAGCGATGCACGCCGCTGCGGTTGCCCATGAAGCCGAGCAGGCCAGGATCATCGCCGAGCGTGCCGAGCTGGCCGCGTTGCGCGCCGCACAAGAGGAACGGGACCGCCACGCTCGAGCCGAGCAAGCGCGCAAGGACGCCGATGCTCAAGTTGAGCGGGACCGGCTTGCCGCGATTGCCCAGGCCGAGCGGCTGGAGAATGAGCGTATAGCGCGCGAATCCTTGAGACTTGAGCGCGAGCGCATTGCAGCAGAGGAAGTGGAGGCAATACGGCTGCGGGGTATTGAGCAGGCGAAACAGGTTGAGGCCGCACGCGCGCATGCCCAGGAGCTTCGCCAAGCAAGGGAGGCATTGGAAGCTGAGGTGGCAGCAAACCGCGCCAGAGAGTCTGAGCGGGCCGCAGCGATTGAGGCTGCCGCTGAGATCGAACGCAAGAAGAACGCCGAGGAAGCGGCTGCCCTGGTCGCTCAGCGTGCCCAATTCGAGGCCGAACAGGCTGAGATTGCGCGACAGCAGGCCGAAGCGAACAAGCCGAAGCCTAGCAAGGCTCAGTCGAAAGTTCCGTCCAAGCTATGCGCCGATCTGGAATCCCACCTATACGCCATCGATGCCTACGTATTCAGCAGTGACACCTTCGAAACCGACAAAGCGCGGGCACGGCTCCGCTATTTCATGGGTCGGTGGGAGCGGGATTTTGCGGCTAAGGAGAAGGTCGCCTAGTTATGGCCGGTCGCAAACCCAAACTAACCGCCGCCGATTTGCAGCGCATCGACCGATTGCGCAAGCGCCGCTGTGGACCGCTGCCGGTCAGCGCGCTCAAGCGACTGTTCAGGGTGTCGCACAACACGCTCTTGGATGCGATCCACCGGCGGGGCGCGTATAGGGAGTGTGCGCGTGGCTAAGTTGCTGCTGCGCAAGACTCTTACAGGCTGGGCGAATGCCGACGATGCCTCTGTGGACGCATCCAAGCGATTCACTGTGGGCGAGACGTTTCGCGCCGAAGTGGTCAAGCCGCGATCGAGAAAGACTCTTGGCCGCTACTGGGTGCTCTGCCAAATGATACTTGATAACTCCGAGTCCTTTCGCAGCAAGGAGCAGGTGAGTGATTTTTTGAAGCTGCGCACCGGGCACACGCTCTCAATTACCGCCAAGAGCACCGGCGAGGTCTTCGAGGTGCCGAGCAGCATCGATTTCGACACGTTGGATGAAACTCAATTCGCCGAATTGTGGCAGCGCGTGTGCGATGTGGTGGTCGCCGACATCATGCCAGGAATCACGCAGCACGAAATCGAATACGAGATCGGGAAGATCGTGGGGATTGCGGCGTGAGCAAAGCCAGCGATTGGTTCAAAGACGAGTACGAATTTCGCCAATTGTGCGGGGATGCGCAATCACAAGCGCGCGGCGAAAGCTCGCAGAATTTCGCGGCTGAGATGGTTATCAAGGCCAAAGAGCACGGCCTCGAAACGTATCTCAGCTACAAGCAACTTGAATGGCTTTGCAAAATCGCGGACTGGGATATCCCAAAGCCGGCACCTTGACCAGCAAGTCAGATCAACGCCGGTACGACGCACTGCACCGCTACGGCTGCGTTGCGTGCCGCATTGATGGTCGATTCTCTCAAGGCGATATCCATCACCTCGTAGACAAAGGTACGCGCAAACTGAGCGGCGGCAACAAAAGCACAATTTTATTGTGTCTCTGGCATCACCGTGGACGGCCGCCAGAGGGCTACCAGATTGAGAAGGCGACGGAATCATTCGGGCCGTCACTCAAGCATCAATCGAAAGCGTTTCGCGAGAGATATGGCTCGCAGCGCGAATTGCTCGACAAAGTTAATTCAGAGCTGGGATTGCTGGCGATCAAGGAGCGTAATTGACATGCTCCCCGCCCTAAAGGACGGGGATTCCCTCTACAGGCGTTCGATGTCCCGAACGGAAAAGGATATTTAGAGCAGCGTTAGTATCACGATCATGCGAAGTACCACACTCACTGCATATCCAGTTTCTTATTCCGAGGTCTGCGACACCTTTCGGTCCCGTCTCGCATGCGCAAGACGAACAGACTCGGGTAGAACCATATTCGCTAACCTCTGCGAACCATGCGCCGTGCTTAATAGCTTTATAGCGGAGTTGGTTGCGGAAGCTAGACCAACCTGCATCGAGAACGGATTTCGCCATGTTGGTTTTGGCGAGTCCGGCGGCATTGACGTTGCCTACCGCGATGTAATCGAACTCTCGCACGATGCGGAACGAAAGTTTGTGGTGAAAGTCAGCTCGCGCGTTGCCGATCTTGGCGTGAATGTTGCGCGCGCGGCCCTTCTTGCCCGCACGCTGCGCTACGGCAAGATCGCCCGCAAGTTTTCTCAAATGGCGCGGATTACCGATAGTTTCGCCAGTGGAAAGAGCGGCGAAGTCTTTCAATCCCAAATCAATACCAATAGCGGTAGCAACTTGGCGAGGCGTCGCATCGGCCACTTCAATCACAATGTTCAAGAACCAGCGACCGCGCGCATCGCACGAAAAGCTACTGCCATCCTTGATCTTGCCGTCCGGCAATGGACGCGAATAGAACACACGAAATGTATTGCCCGCGAAGCGGAACGCATCGCCTTCTCGCCTCAAATCTCGACCCTTGAGCGGCACCCAGCCCAAGGACTTTTTGCCGCGCCAGCGAAGAAAGGGCCTCTTTTTCTGACTGCGCGACTTGGCATATTGCTCGCACACCGAGTTGATCGTGCCCGCGTGCAAGCGCAGTTCCTTGCTAGTGCCTGCCGTGAGTTTGTTCAAGTCAAAACCGGACGGCCAGCGCTTGTTCCACTTCAACGCCGACTTTTGGGTTTCGTTGCAGTAATTCCAGACGAAGTTCACCGCTCGCGATTGAGCCTTAAGCAACCCTTCGAGGGACTTGACACGGTAGCGATACACTAGGAGCATGCAGTGCATCATAAGTTGGTCTGTAGTCAATATGCAAGAGTTTCGCAAGGAACGGCACAGTGTGTCACGGATTATTGCTCACTTGGTCTGCGTGACGAAGTATCGGCGCGCGGTGTTCGACGATGCGGCAATCCTTTGGTTACAGGGACACTGCAAGAAAGTCTGCAAGGCGATGGGTGCGCAACTGCTGGCTCTGGACGGCGAAATCGATCACATCCATCTATTGATCGAATATCCGCCGAAGCTTTCGGTATCCGTGCTGGTGAACGCGCTCAAGGGCACGTCGAGTCGCTTACTCCGAGCGTCACGCCCAGATATCGCCGGGAAATACTGGCGCGGCGTGCTGTGGTCACCGTCCTATTTTGCAGTGAGCGCGGGCGGAGCGCCGCTGGCGACCATCAAGCAGTACGTCGAGGCTCAGCGCACAGCCAAAACGCCGTAGTCGCCGGACCCCTCTACCTCCCCGCCATGAATGGCGGGGTTTCACGGGGCTTCTGATGAACCACGACTTCCATCCCTACCCCGAGACCCCGCGCCAGTTCGTGCAGTGGGCCGTGCTCGACTGGTGCATCGTCGCGATGATCGACGGGACGCTGACGGTGTGGGATGTGGGTGTGGGATGTGGTGGCGTTGATAATCGCTTTACTTTAACTTTCTTCTGTGAGACTATATCGCTATGAAGAAGAACCGATCCGCCCTAGGCTCCAGGTTGCGCCAAGTTCGTCGAGGTTTAGACCTGACGTTGCGAGACGTGTCAGCTAAGACCGGCCTATCTCAAGGTTACTTGAGCAACATAGAAGCAGGGAGTCCGAATGGCTGTAATCCGAGTCTCGAAACCATTCGCAAATTAACGACCATCTACAAACTAGATCCGTCCGTGTGGTTCTCGCTGTGACCAGTAAGACCGTTATGCCGATTGGGGAACCGCCATGAAAACACTGATCCTGTCTCTGCTACTCGCATCCGTCGCGCATGCGCAACAAATCGTGAGTTGTACGACGCTCGTCTATCAAGGGGCTCCAATGACGGTAACGAGCGCTCCCGCAGGTGCTCCTATTCAAACGCCCGCACCCCCGCTGACAGGAATCATGATGCAAGGGACGGACACGCCATTAGCCTTCGATTTCTCCTACACCAATCAATACTTAATCTACGCCAACGGCATGGGTCAGCCGGGTAACTGGCCGTACAATTTCGCTGCGGAACCGGTTAATTTCACGTTTACGACGAATGCGGCGGATACGCTCGTCACCGATTGGAACGTGAGTTACGAATGGACCAACGAGAGCCCTAACACTGTCAGCGTCGTGAGTACGCAGGCGGGGGATACCGTAACGGTGAATGATGAATCACTGGCGCAGCAGTACGGCAGCGGCACGGTAGTCAGCTCCAATATCACGCCCGGTACGTGGGAGTGCTTGTCGGATTTCATTACCCAGTACGCGACGCTGACGGCGCAATTGGCAGCGGCCAATGCGGAGATCACTACTCTAAAGGCACAACTTGCGCAAGCACCCGCAGTAGCAACCCCAGCCGCAGCCCCGGTAGTAGCGCAAGTGGCAGAGGCAACGCCCGCGGCTGTGGTCAGCACAAAAAGCGGAGGCGGCTCGCTATCCTGGGCAGTGCTCGTGGGGCTCGCGTTGATCATTAGACGTGCGAGTGTGGCCGCTTCGATAAAAGAAGGAAATCCAGCATGAGTATCAAACTGACTGGCAAATGCATCGCGTGTGGGAAGCGGTTTGATATCACGCCCCGACTCATGCGAGAGGCAACCGATGTTGGCTGCGCGATCAGCCCTTGCTGCGGATTTCCGTCCACGGTCGTGAAAGCTAAAGTTGCAAGATCAAAACGTGCAAAGGGAGCAGAACATGGAATTTAAAGAGTTTCCGAAAATCTATCGTCTCAATCGTGAGGTCATTGTCTCCGAGAAAATCGATGGCACGAATGGCTGTGTTGCAATCTCTGAGATGGGTGAAGTGAGCGCGCAGAGCCGATCGCAGGCCATCACGATCGCCAACGATAATTTCGGGTTCGCCAAATGGGTACAAGAGAACGCTAAGGAACTGGTGAGGCTTGGCCCAGGTTATCACTATGGCGAATGGTGGGGCGCTGGCATCCAGCGGCGATACGGTCAGGACCGCAAGCGGTTCAGTCTGTTCAATGTTCACCGTTGGGGCGCCAGCCGCCCGGCCTGCTGCGACGTGGTTCCGGTCATTCTGCGCGGGATGGGTTGGCAGACCGCCTATGCGGCTTTGGAATTGCTGCGGGCTAACGGCAGCTTTGCTGCACCTGGATTTAGTCAGCCCGAGGGTGTCATCGCATTCCATACACAGGGAAACCTGATGATGAAAATGACGCTGCTTAAGGATGAGGAATACAAAGGCAAAGCGTCACAATCGCAAAGACAAGATGAACATGGTAACTAAACTGTGTATCGAAGGTTACGACGTGTACTTGGCGCGGGACTACGACGCCCTCGACACCGAACTGCGGCTAGCTATCAGTGCGCGGGACTACGCCAACGATATGCTTGATAAGGAACGCGCCCGCATCGCTACGCTCGAAAAAGCGCTGACGATGCTGTATGACAAATGGGAGAATGGCGACGGCTGCTACGAAGATCCTGAAACCTACGGCGGGTTCCTTGGCAACGCATTCACGCAGCAAGCGCACTTTCAGCTTCTGCGAGACAAGTGTTTGTATGGCGTTCTTCCCGGCTTCAAGCTGAGCCAGGAAGAGGAAAACCAAGTGCTGGCGCTTATCTGCTCAGGACTGGAAAGCCTGACTAAGGATAGATGCCCCAATTGGCCATGTGCGCTGCCAGCCGAGCATCATGGTCCATGCTCCACATCGAAAACCGGAGCGAAGTCCGATGATGCATAAAATCGAGCCGATTGAGGTTGAGGGCACCGTGCGAGGCGGTTTTACAAAGCGCCCTTATATCGTCTTGGTCGACGGCGAGCGGCTGCTAAATAGCCAAGGTACGCCAGTTCGATTCAAAGATTCAATTACCGCCGCACTCGGTGGCGCGCGGGAGGTGGACCGGCGTCGGCGACTTGCCGTCACGCTGGCATCGCGCTTGCCTGCGGCATCTGATGACCGGCAAGCGAAAATCAAAGGTGTCGAATGATCTGTACCAAAGAAAATCCGTGGAAGCCTGAGATGGGATTCCCGGTCCAGCACGACGCGGCACACGAAGTCGGCGAACAAGAGGATGGGTATCCGGGCGGCGATATCGTCACCATGAAGTGCGACAACTGCGGCGTTCAATGGCGCCAGGAACTACCACAATGAAAACGGTGAAATGCAGCTTTTGCGGCGCCGAGCATACACGGGTCAAATGGGCCTATGCGCCGTTCTCCTGCGGCAAACCCGAATGCGAAGGCGAGCTGATGGAAAGGGAGCGCGAGCAGGAGGCTAACGCCGAGGAAGCCGCTCGGGCGGATAACTATGCGCGCTACTTCTGACCGGGCAGGAAAGTGACCAAAGAGGAAATCACCATCGGTCGGCTGCGCAAACGTATCGCGACGCTTACGAAGCAGCGCGACCACTGGCATGCGGAATACGACAGCCTGTCCTCGTTCTTCAAGATCTATCCGTACATTGACCGGCATATGGAAGATCACCGCAAGAGGCAATCCGACCGCAACAGGCTGCGTGAGTTAGAGGCGACTCAGGCGATATTGGTTCGAGAATTGGAACGCTATAAAGCGAGTGACGAAGTAGAGCATATCAGTGACAAAAAGGCGTAAAATGCAGCTTCCCACACATTGGAGGTTGCCATGCTGATGAACGAACTTTTCGACAAGTACGAAGCCGAATATGTGCCCGAATTGGAGCCGCGCACCCAGCGCGATTACCGCGGCATTCTGGTGAAGCTGCGCGAGCAGGAGGCTAACGCCGAGGAAGCCGCTCGGGCGGATAACTATGCGCGCTACTTCTGACCGGGCAGGTGTCAAATGAGCAGTATGGCCTTTGAGTGGATTGCCTTTGTTGACCGGGACATGGCACCCAACGCGCCGACAATCCAGGTCATGGAAATGCGCAAAGCGTTCTATGCCGGGCTGGCGTCCGGTGTAAAGCTCGGCTTGGAACGCACACCAGAGCAGAACCTCGCCGAGATGAACGAATACATCGCGGCCGAAGATTCGCGCCGTCGTCTCGCCAGAATTGAGCAACTTATGCTCGGCGATCCAGACCCCGAATCGAAGGCTGGCGTAGAACTAATAAAGCTTGTGACCGAACAAGAGGTCTACGAAAAGCGATTTGGATTTACGGCGAGTGAGGATTGTGAGCCAATTGGCAAATAGGCCTTGACAGCCCACGGCCTTTATGGCCTACTATGCCTAACAAAGGAGTCCAGACCATGAAATACCGCATAGCACAAATAGTCGAATGGGATCGCAGCGGACAGTCTTGCATCGCCATCATCGAGGGCAACGAGATTGTCTCTCGGCATTTCGATTACGCCGAAGCTCGCGCGGCGCTCCGCGCCTTGACAAAGTGACTGGCGCTCAGTTCAAACGGCTCTTGGATAATGCCGCTGTGACGCAGCGCGCGGCTGCTCAAGCGCTTGAGATTCATGAGCGAACAGTGCGTAAGTTCGTGGCTGGCGATTCTGTGGTTCCGCGCACGGTCGAATTGGCTGCCAAGTATCTTTGGGACAAGTCGAGAGCGTCATGACTGACAGAATGATCGAAGTAACCGATAAATCCGAACTGACCGCGCTGCATGCCGATCCTGCGAGCCTCGATAGGCCGTTCCTTTTCTCGCAGCGCATCGGCAGCCGAATCCATTTCTACGCGAACGCCGACGATCTGAGGGCGTGGAGGGCGGCGCGTGAGATTCGGTAGCGTGTGCAGCGGGATCGAAGCGGCAAGCGTGGCGTGGAATCCACTTGGCTGGCGAACCCAGTTCGTCTCGGAGATTGATCGTTTCCCATGTGAGTTGCTGAAAGTGCGCCATCCGGATGTTCCTAACTTTGGAGACATGACCCAATTCCATGAGTGGCCAGATGCAAATATCGATGTTCTCGTCGGAGGAACACCCTGCCAGTCCTTCAGCGTCGCAGGACTCAGAAAAGGACTGGATGACTCGCGTGGCAACCTCATGCTTACCTATCTTGCGATTGCTGCACGCTATCGCCCCCAGTGGCTGGTTTGGGAGAACGTCCCCGGCGTACTGTCGTCAGACGAAGGTCGGGATTTTGGTTCCCTACTCGGGGGCATGGCCGAACTCGGGTATGGGTTCGCCTACCGCGTTCTTGACGCTCAGTACTTCCACCTGGCCCAGCGACGCGAGCGTGTGTTCGTTGTCGGATATCTTGGAGATTGGCGACGTGCCGCAGCGGTACTTTTTGAGCGCTCGAGCTTGCGCGCGGATCCTGCGCCGGACCGCCAAGCGGGGGCGAACATTGCCGCCAGCCTTACGGCAGGCTCTCACCCAGGTAGCAACGCGCCAGGCCGTCGCCGAGAAGACGACGTGAACTTAGTCAGCCACGCATTGTTGGCGAAGCCGAACGACGCTCACGACGCTCACGACGCTTCGATGCAAACATATATTGCCCATACCTTGCAGGCCCATACGGGCCGCAACCAAATCGAAGCCACCTACGTCACGCACGCCCTGACTGCGGAGGGGTTCGACGCCAGCGAGGATGGATCTGGCCGCGGCACGCCACTCACCGTCGCCTTCAACGCGCGCCAAGATCCTGATAGTTGGGTTGAGCGCACGGGACCGCTGGACACAGACGGCGGTTCCCAGGCGGTCGCATTCGTGCAGAACAGTCGTAGCGAGGTCAGGTATATGCCCGTTGCGGGCGCTCTGGCTACCGAGCATGGAGCGCAGCAACAGACCTATATCAAAGAGGGCATGGCCGTGCGTCGCCTCACTCCGCGCGAATGCGAGCGACTACAGGGCTTCCCCGACGATTACACGCTGATCACTTACAAGCGCAAGCCCGCGACCGATGGCGTGCGTTACAAGGGATTGGGAAATTCTATGGCGCGGCCAGTGATGGAGTGGATCGGCCGCCGTATCGACCTTGCATCACAATCTACTTCATGCGAGAAGCCATGACTTACATCAGTTCCACATCGCCCAACCTGCAATGCGAAAAGCAAACAAAGCAGGGGCATCGGTGCGGCAACATACCTAAGGGGCGCAGTCACGGGCGCTCTTTGTGCGCTCGCCATCTGCGGGAAGCTGAGAAATCGTCTGCGGACGCTGAGCAGCGGTGGAAGGATGCGGGCGAGCCAGAAGGTGACCTATGAGCCTTTTCCAATGTGGGAATTGCGGCTGCTGCGAGAACACGGCGCTATCCGGGCAGGGATGCGATGGATACGCGGAGAGCTTCTACGACTGGACCGGGCTGGAGGACCGCAAGGGCAAGAAGCTATGCAGCGCATGCGCCCCAACACAGTACGAAGACGGCACGAAAACCGAGTACGGGACTTGGCACGGCCAATTCCCGCGCGTCTTTCTGCCGATGAATAAATTCAGGACTGCTCGCAATGGGAACTTGGCGCACATCGAAACCGGAGACGAGGATTTCCGGAAGTACGCCATCGCCTCACAATCTACATCCGCCTCGGAGCCGAAATGAAAAAGGCCGTGTACCTGGAGCGATACGAATGGGGTTACGTGGCTGAAGCCATGGAGCGCGCAGCGACTGCTAACCCTTCCGACTGCACCATCACGCATGTCGGACGCCATGAGATCAGGAGAATTGCGAAGATCCTGCGCGATGCGTCTATCGAACCAACTCCCAAATCCGCCGAGGAGCCGCGACTGGACGTTGAACTGTGTCGATACGAAACTCGGATAATGAGCCACGCCGAGTGGCGAGCATTGCATCCGACCGAACACCCGCTCTGGTGTCTACACGCTATGACAGGAAAACTTGAGCCTTGCGACTGTGATCTAGCCTATCCAGAATCGATGCAACCACAATCCGAAACAGGAGAAGACTGACATGACCAAGCGAAAATCCAAACCCCAGCCGAAGACCTTCAACCCACACCACCAGGAACTGGTATCGTTGTTTCACCACCCCGGCATCAATGTCTTTCCGACACCGAATATCGGCTTAGCGTTGGCACATCTGCCGTGCACAGCGGGAGTCAAGCATGAGCGATGAATTCACCGTCTGCGAGGTCTTCGGTCCCCAAGGGCAACCCGTGGCCCAACGTCGCTACGGCGAGCCCGTGGACCCGGCGACATTCCCGGCACCAGGCAACTGGACGCACCGCTGGAGTAATGACCTATCGCGCATTCCGAAGCCGTGGAACACGCGGGACCTGTGGCGACGGTTTTTCCCAGGTGCGGCGAAGTTCATGTTTCCGTCTGTTCCCGACACAGGAGTAGTCAAATGATGGGATACGTTATCGTTGGGCACTGCCCGAAATGCGGCGCACCGATCTATGCGCAACAAGTCTCGATGAGCATATCGCCGCCCAAGTCGATTCCATCGTGCCGATGCGCGACGAAGGAAGCCAAGCGGAATCATGCTCAGCGTAGTAATGTGCTGCCTGCCAGGTGACCAAATTTGATGCTTGGCCTATACAAAGATATATAAGTCAACAGCTTATACACAGCGTCCAGTTGACACAGCTTGTCCCTCAACGAGGGGCAGAACCTAAAAAGCTTTAGGCACCGCTTCTTTGCGGAACACAGATAAGAATAGCCTCCCACGCGGGTGGGGGGCTATTCGTGTTGCGCGACCCGATGACATCCCGCACCCCAAGGCTTTCGGAAATCCGTGGAATGGTCCGAAAGACGGCAAGCGTTGGTTCGGCAAAAACTCAAAAGTGGTGCGCAAATGACAACTGCTGATGCCAGTTCTGAATCCACGCCTTGAGAGCCCGGATTGTAGAGCTTTAGGCGGCGGTGGTGCTTGAGGCGGGGGTCGCAGGAATCGCCGCAATGGCTGCCTGCACGGTGGCATCAAGTGCGGTGACGGCGGCCAGCGGGCCCGATAGATCAACGCCGGGATTCGAGGCTTGGAGTGCCGAAATCTGTGCGTTCAATGCGGCCACTTCGCTCTGTACGTCGGTGGCAAACGTGGTGAAGTCAGCGGTTAGGTTGGCAATCGCGGTATTCAATTCGGTGAGGTTGGCGGACATGATATTGACCTTTTTGTGGAGTTCGTGAAGGGACTCGAAAATTTGATCGTTGGTGACCATGGCGGAATTATACACGCAGATTTGTTACCGAATCTTGATGAGCTTAAATCCGATGCTTGCCACGATCCACAGGAGCGAGTTCGGCGTGCATTCACGAACGGCGAATGGCATGTCTTGCGGCAGTTCATGGACGCTCTGGAGCGATCCTAGGCCGAGCGCCGAACACACCCAGAACCCTTCGCCATTGGTCAGCGGAATGCCGGTGATGAAGGAGAAAATATCGGCCTCGTCGTAGCCATCATTCAGATGCTGGACGAGCCAGCTTGTCCAGGCTTGATACTGCGTCAGGGAAACCGGTTTCGTCGCGCGGATGTGCTTGACGGAGTTATCGAGATAACCCGCTGGCCGACGCTGCACCCCTGATGGGATACGGACTCCCCCAACCGTCATAGCGTTGTTGCGCGCGTCGATGTAGGAGCCGTCTCGCAGTCTTGGGGCCACGTGGGCGCACCCATCGTAACCATTGCCATACCATGCGATAAATCGCGAGATCCAATCCGGACTTCGCACGAAATCAAAGGTAATGGCTGGTGGATCGAGAACTGCGCTCACAGCGGTGCGCCCTGTGATCGGCTCTCCATGAAATTTCCCGGCACCGCCGCCGCCACCCTATCGGCCGCATCGTGCAGCGCGTTGGCCACGTCGGCCAGATGTTCGACTGGAACCGGCGCACTCGACGCAACGCCCTGGCCGTGGATCTTCGCCACGATGTCCTCGATCGCCTTGGCCGCGGCGGGCGACACGTTGATGAGGGCCACGCCGATACTCACGAGTTCGGCCACGGTGAGCATTCCTAGGACCGCAGCCATGTCAGGCTGCCGGCGCTGCGGTCTTGGTCGCCAAGTAACCCTGCAACTTGGTGATTGCGAGACCCACCAATTGCTGCTGAATTTCCAGCAAGAATGAAATGCCTGCGGCGGGACCGGCTGCCTCGAGCTGGAGCAGTGCGGCTGCTTCGAGGCCAAGATTGCCTTTCGCGGCCTGGATTGATTCCAAGAATGTGATGAGCGGTGCGCCGCCCGTGGTGGCGAGATCGCTTGTAATCAGGGCCAGGAAGGCTTGGCCGGCAGTGGGTGCAGTGGAACTCATGATTTCGATACTCCGGGTTGTGGTTGAACTAAAGGGTCGGCCACCACTGGAGGTGAGCCGTCGGAAGGCGTCTTGGTGGATTGCGTGTTAACCGTTGTGTTGGTGGTCGACTGACGGGCAACGACTACGCCAGCGCCGTCAACATCATCGGGGCTACTTTGATAGCGCTGCTTGGCAATCCAAAAACCAACGGCCCCCGAAGCCAGCCCAAAGATACCGACGATCAAGGGGCTGACCATGGCTAATATTTTGTCATTGGCGTTGTACGGTAAGAAAGCCGCAATGAGCAATCCGAATATAAGAACAAGCAACGCATAGATCAATAGAAAGGTGATATGCCGTTGTGTTTGGGCGGCGAATTGCTCTTTGTCGTTCATTCCCATACTCCGGTTTCCATGACTCGCGCGTAAATTACCGCTCTATTGCCTACCTCAACCGCCCATTGCGAATTGAGCATTTGCGCAGAAACTTCTGTGTAGTCGCCTTTTTCTATGGCAGCTATACAAAGTTTGAATTCACCGAACTTTGATGGTCCCAAATTAAAGATCATGCAGGTTACGATGCGTTGCCGCGCCGCGTCGAGGTCGGCATACCACGGATAGGCGCTCGCCGCTTTGAGGGCGGCGGCATAATCGACCTCGAACCAGGCGTCACAGCATGCCTGGGTAATGGGCTCGCCGGGCCATAGATTATCGGCTGGTCGGATTCGATGCCCGATGCCGCCGGTGGCATTGCTGCGCGTGTCGACGTAGACGATGAGTTTCTCGCCCTCATCGCGAATCAGCCGCGTCTTGACGATGGGATCGCTCATCGCTTCAGCAACTCATCGACGCGCTGATTCAGTGCACGTAATTCGTGGCCCTGCTCTTTTCGCATGTCCCGGATTTCTGCTCGTGTCTCGAAAGCCTGATCCCTGTTCTCGCTGTGCATGCGTAAACGCTCCTCGTGGAGGATCTTCATTTGCTCCGCCAATTCTTCACGTGAGGCCATTTGCGCAGTCTTGATTTCGAGGGAATCTATACGATCGTGGTCTTGCCTAAAAACCCATGCACAGACGCCCACGATCACGCTCAGTAATCCGCCAACAAGGGCAATGATCCAGTTGAAGACAATCTGCAAGGTGGGCGGATGTATATCAGTCATCCGGTAATCCTCTTAGGCCACGTAGAACTGCATGTCATCGATATAGGCAAGCGGCGAGCCCGACGTGGTGCCGGTCATTGAGATTACCAATGTTGCATGAACGGTGCCTGGGGGTGCCGCTGCTCCAAGACAACCCTGCACGTGCGTCCAAGAACTGACTGTTGCAGTATCATTCACTAAGGCGGTGCTTCCTGTGAGCGCGTTACCGGCAGCGTCGGTATAGTACAGGCTGATTGAAAATGCGGTACTGTTCCCCATCGTAGGAGCCTGCCACCAGAGGTCGCATATCGCGAATTGTCCAGGGACGCATGCGCGCATTGCTACAGCTCCTGGAAAGTTCGTGCTGCTGCCTGCGAACTGCATCGAGTATGTGCCGGTGTGTGCCTGCGCGCTCGATCGAGTTGGCGGCGTCGTTCCTGAGAGAGTCCAATCTGCTGCCCATGTCGCGCTTTCCATTGAACCGTACGCGAGTAAGTTCGCTCCTGGACCTATGCTCGGATGCTGATCTCCTGCAGCTAACGTAAGCCCAGCAACGCGAGTATTTCCACCACCGCCTACTAGATAGGTTGTGAGTGCGCGACCACCGCCATTGAGTGAGCAGTTCTCTATAACTACTCCCCCTGTGTTGCCGGATGCCGAAGTGAAAAAGTCATAGGCCGTCTTCGCGCATTGGGTCGTTAATATCGAGTTCGTGATCGACAACAGCGATGGGTTAGTCGTATAGCCCCACACGTCCACGTCGGTTACGTTCTCCATGTGACACATGTTCACGTAACACTGCCCGGCCAGCACGTTGAAGGCTCGATAGAAGGTATCGATCGAGCAATTCTGAAACCACGTATCGGAGTTCGGGCTGAGTAAGTTGAATAAGTAGAACTTGTTGTACCAGAAACAGTCTATGAACGTGTTGCGTTCGCCAGAGGCGACGGAAGAGACCTGAAGGCTGTACGATGTGTTCGCCGGACCACTCGTCTGCGTGAATTGGCATGCATTCCATGTATTACAGAAGGCATTGCTCCCGATAGTAATGTCCACAATCCATTCGCGAAATTGGATATTGTTAAACTTGACTCCTGCTATTTCCACTGTTGCATTGTCGACCAAAAGAGCCGTACTATTCACCAGAGCGCCAGGGCCGATGAGCACCGCATTAGAATAAGGATGCGCGGCATTCTCCAGTGGCGAGGTATTCGGATTGGTGTCACTGGGTAGGATCTGCCACCAATTAGCAGCCGTTGAATGCGTGGCGTCGATAATCAAGCCGCCGAAATCGATCCCATAGATCGTGGGGTTGAGGGTCATGCCCATGTCTAGGCGCATCTTCCCGGCCGACTGCGGGAATCGGATAATGACGCTGTTATATTGCGACGCAACGGCAAGCAGATTTGCAAACTGTGTGTCGGATGATGTAACGCCAGTAAAGTCGATACCATAACGGCGCGCATCAAGCTCCGGATAATCGTAGTTGGTGGGAGTCACCCCCGCAGCCGTCTCAGCCGGCGTGATAGCGTAAAAGAGGAAATTCCCAGGGGTACCGTAGTACGTGTTGTATCCCCCGCCATTGTTCTGCGAGATCGGGAATCTCTCGGTTCCAGATATAGGATTCGGCAGCGGAGAAAGGAGCGAAATTTGTTCTGGTGCTGGCATGCTATTTTCCTATTACCCTATACGAAACGACACCGCCGCCGAAGTTACCGGAAATATAGGTAGTCGCACCATTCGGTGTCCAAATGACTTCTTGATTCACATTGACAGGCGTGTATTGCACATTGAGCACAGCGGCCGGAAACGCCAGCGGCAAAATAATATTGTTCGCACCGCCCGCCGCACTGTACTGCCCCCACTGCTCGATCGAGCCGTCGGAATTCTTGCGCCAGCCGTTCGTCAGTAAACTAGAGCCCGGAAAGACTTGAGCGAGAGTGGCATAGTTCGCAAGGTTCGCCGAGAACTGCAATTGAAACGCCGATCCGTTCCAGACCGAGGTATACATGCCGCCCGCAACAATCGTCCCCGCGGGAACTTGTACCCCGGGAAGCAGCAGCAAAGAGGCTGATCCAAAGCCGTCGTTGAATACCGAGTTCCCGGTATTGGTGTTCGCCGCCTTCCATCGGACCGGCATACCGACGACGTGTTGAGTCAGCGGGGGAGTCAGGACTACCGCATAGTGATTGGCTGATCCCGTGTCGATCGCATAGTTGCCGCCTTGCGCTTGCGACGCGAAAGCCTGAATGAACGCCCCTGCGGAACCCGCCGTGCAGTAGTTCGAGATGAAATCCCCGGCATTCCACGTCAATGGCGTCGTGCCTTCTTGCGCACGGACGATCGTGTACGTGATACCGCTCGTCGCAGTGACGAGAACGATCTCGAGCGAGTTCGGCGTGCTGTTCTTTTGCAGCGTGGCCACAAACGCTTGCGGCGGTGTGGAACCTGGAGTGATGGTCGGAAACAAGGCACTCGATGAAACGGTGAGCACAAGCCCCGCCGAAGTCAGCGGTGTCGCCAGCGTGACTTGCTGCGCGTTGTCGGCAAACAGTAATTGATAATTCGCGTACGACATTTGTCAACCTTGGAGTAAGAATCCGCCGGGGTTTCCGTTGACATCAACGATCAAGGCCCCACCCGCGGCCCCATCGACATCAGTCAAAATCTCGATCGCTAGACACGTGCAGGAAATCGACACTACTACCGTGGTCGTCGCCAAGGTCACCGTATCCGTAATCGTACATAGCGCAATCGCGGTGTAGGTATTGCCAATCGTTCCACCCGTTAAGGTGAAAGCAGTCGTGACCGCAGTCGGCGAATTACACGTGATAAAAGGCGAACTGCCCGCTAAAAACGTCCACGCATAGGTAAAGCTACCGCTGCCCGCGATTACGCTTATCGTCGTGGTTCCCGTCACTTGCCCGGATGCGGTTCCTGAGGATACGAGACTTCGCGGGGTTGCAGTGGCGATCATCGGCGCCACGATCACACAACTGTAGGTATATTGCAGAGGCAGTTCGAGCGCTTGACCTTCGAACGCGGCTTGGAACACCTGCAGTATCCCTGGAGTCAGCGTCGCATATTGCGAGAGAATCGATTCCGAAATGGTAACGATGCATGTCGATCCTGAAAACGTCACTCCAATGGCTTGCGTATTCTCGCAGCCCACTTGGAAGCCAGGATAAAACGGATTCGGATCAATGCCGTTGACCCCTAAAATGAAACGCATCACGCGGCGCTTCAACCACGTCGGCGTAAATCGAAATCCATCAGCCTTGTAAAAATCCCACGTCAAAATACGCTGGAACATATCGTCCGTCAGCGTGTAGTACGTCTGCGATGCCGGAGTAGAACCGTTGTAGGCCGTCGTGTTATAGGCAACGGTGTTGTAAGCACCAAAGGCGGCCGAGAGTTGGCTTTCAAGCGATGTCCGTGTCAGCCCATACAGCCCCTCCACGACCCAATCGAGTAACGGCCCCGAGAGTCCCGGATAATACGGAAGTCCCACTGTCGCGAACCAGGAAACGTAATACTGCGCAGCGCCGTTGAAGGCATCGAAGAACGGCGTGACATCATCGCTGCCGTCATCGTTCGCCGGCTGATACTCTTGGTAGAGGTAGGCTGGAATGACTTCGGCGAGCATCAGCCTTGCACCGCCGTGACGACTGTGGGAACGCAGGAGAAAATCGTTTCAGCGTCCACATTAGGGATGATGCCGGTTCCCGAGGTCGGCGGCGTGAGCGTGCTATTGATGTACACCGCAATCACCAGCCGTGTCAAAAGTGCGGTCGGCAATATCGAAGCGGTCGCAGCTTGAAAGATCGCATCCAGCTCGAACATATTGATCGGTTGGCCGGGGGCCAGTGAATTGATGTAGGCCGCTGTCGGACCCTGTACCAATCCTTGAAACGATCCGCCTTGCGTAAAATCCGATGCCGTCGTGTTCCAGGTGTAGGCCACCGAGGTAACCGTCGAGGTCTGAGTTGCCACGAACAAAATGTCGACCGTATTCGGGAAATCGATCAGCGATACCGTGATATTTCTACCCGAGTTGATTGCGGAACCTTGCAGAATCGACGGGTTATCGATAGCCGTATAGATCGCATAGGCGATCGCATACACATCACCGCCGGTGGCGATGACTCGAATTCCTCCCGAGGCCGCCACCGCACTCGAATTGCTCGCCGTCACTCCAGGGACGTTGCAGAGTTGCGTCATGATGAAGCGGAAGCCACCCACACAGGCCGCAAGTCCCGCTTGCAACGTCCGGGCACGCCAGGCATAGTTTGGCTCCAGCCCCGTCCCTGGCGTGCCTGCTCCAGCATTACCAACGGATAGCGTGACGGTCGCCGGATATCCGGTAAGTATCGTCGTGACGACATCTTCAGGCACCGGGAATGTACTTCCCGCAACCACCGAAATCGCATTGAGCGCACTCGAACTACCGCCGCTCTGAATCACCCCACCGCTTTGCAGGGCATACGTGTTGGTGCCGTCGCTGACTAAGAACCCTTGCGGGATGACGAAACCGACGGTTCCAATGAACGTGACGAAGACCGACGTATTGGTCGGCTGTCCCTGCGGCGTGCCGTAAATCTGCGCGAGCTGCGTCAGCGTAAAGAGATTCGCGGCATTCGGCGTTAGTGAATTGATCGCCTCGACGCGGGACTGGTCACACTGTGACGTAGCAGCCGTGACCGTGCTCGACATGTCCTCGATCAAGAGCCCCGGCAGGTTGTTCGTATACCCTGGTGACTCCGCAGTCACGCTCGCGGTTAACTGCTGTTGCAATACCGCAGGCGGTGTAGGCACAGCACCGGCTGCATCGAGTTCAACGGGGAAATCGAAAGGAAATCCGCTCATCAGAAAGATCCAACCACCCAGTACGAACTGACGCCATCCCAGACGAGGATCACGCCATTACCGCTGAGGCCGCCGAGACCCTCTCCAGTGCCCAGAAGCGTCCAGTTCGTATTGCCATCGACGGTATTCTGGACGGTCACGTTCATGGTCGCGCCCGTGGCCGCTTTGACCATGTACACCTTGCCAGCGGGGATGCCCGAGGTCGGCAGGTCTACCAACTGCTGTGCCCCAGCGGCAACGGCGGCAGCGTTGAGGGTCACCTTAATAAAACCGTCCGTGGCCAGCGCGCGATAGTTATATCCATTGCCAGAAACGAAGGTGGGACAGTCCGTCGATACGAAAGTTTGTGAACCCGCAGTGACGAGCGCCGTACCGTCAGCACCCAAAATACCCACAGGCAACGCATTGATAAGCCCCGATCCATTGGGTGAGGGGAACGGTCCCATTGAATTACTAGAACCCCAACCGGCAATTTTCTTCATGGATACCCTTAAATTGGAAGCGGAATGCTCGCGTTAAATACCGTACCCGAATGCAGCAACGCCGTGATGTTGTAGGTCGGCGGCGCTGGCGGTTTACCCGGATTACGCGATACTTGTAATGCTGCGAAGAACGGTGAATAGAGTTGCTGTGTCACGCCGACATAGTAGTCGGGGTACACTTGTTGGATTACGGATTGCGTTTGCGGGATACCCGCAGAGCTCCAAAACGGGCTCTCGTTCAAGTTCAAAAGTAGGCACTGACACAATGCGGTCGCGTACAGAAGATCGTTTGAACCGTTTGCGTCGGTCGAAATCGTAACCCATTTCTTGTACGGACCACCACTCGGATTATAGATAATCGAGCCATCGGGATTTGTGACGGTGATCCGGCCGAAAATTCTCACGTTGGTATCGTGATCGAGCAACTTTCGAAGCTC